TTAATCTGTTTAATGCTTTGTATGTAAAAGCTCTCTTAGCAGAATTTAAACTACCATACTCTGCAATATATTCTTTTTCAGTCATAGCTTTATGTAAACCAAAAGACTTTGGTTCCCATTTATCAAACCTACACTTACGACCTAATAAAGTTTTAATTGATCCAGACTTCTCTGCTTGTTGCATTACTCTGTTTGCTAATTGTTTAACAAAAGGTACTTTGGCATCATATTCTTTCAACAATGCTTTAGCTTCTTCGAATGATATACCTAGTTGTTTAGATAATTTTCCAGAACCCATACCATAAAAGATTCCTAAGTTAATAGTCTTAGCTTGTGATCTCGGTATTCCAGCCATTGATGCTACGGTCTGATGAAAGTCCGCGTCATCATTCTGATAGGCATCTATAAGTTGTTGTGATCCTTGTAAACCACCTAGTGCTTTATCTGTTGTGGCTGCGTAGTGTACGACAAGTCTTGGTTCTTGTTGTGAATAGTCAAAACTTCCCCACTTGCATCCCTGTTCGGGTAAGAAGAGGCCTCTAATAAGTCTGCCATACTCCTTGCTCCTGGCAGGTACTTGTTGAAGATTAGGATTAGCCATAGAGAGACGGCCAGAGACAGTCCCACCCATGTCAGAGCGAAGTTGATTAATTTCTGCATGTATTCTACCTTTGTGTTCGTATTTTAATATGGAGTCAATAAACGTTGAATGTAATTTATTTATTTCTCTGGCATCCTTTATATACCTTGCAAGGGGGTGATTGCAATTCTCCAACCAATTAGTTGTGAAAGAAGGTGCCTTAGATTTTTCAGTGACGTCATACTTAATATTTTGTTGATCAAATGCTTTGGCCACTGACCGTGCTGCCCATATCTCGACATCTTGTCCTGTTAAACCCTTGATCTTCTTCATTAATTCTAGTTCTTTAGCTAATAAAGTCTTCTTTAAAGTCTCAGCTTTATCTATGTCTACTCTTATACCTGTCTCTCTCATACCTATAAGTATAGGCAATAGTTCCATTTCTAATTGCCAAACATTTAATAAATTCTCTTTTACTAGTGTAGGCTTGAAGTAATTCCATAATTTTAAGGTAAGTGCAGCATCTTGTTCTGCGTAAAAACCCACGTCCATAGCGGGTAATTTCCATAATTCAGCCTTAGCATCTAAACCTCTTTGAGCCGCCGCTTCCTTTAACTCGTCCTCTGCTTTAATTTCTCCAAGGTAATCAAAACCTAATGCATTCAATGAATAGCTAAATCTATTTTCATCAATCAATGCTGCAGCAATCATGGTATCAATAATTCTACCTTTAACTTCCCAACCCTGTGCTCTAATCCAACCTAAATCGTACTGTGCATTGTGAAATATTTTATCTGCATTTGTTTGTAATACTTTTTGAAACCATGCAACAACTTTACCTCTAGGTAAATTACCACCACCTTGATGATTAATAGGATAGTATCCTTTAAATGAACCTGCAGCTACTGCAATTCCTACAATTTCTCCATCATGCCTAGCCCAACCAGTGCCAAGTTTTTTCATGTTCTCGTCTCTAGTCTCTAAGTCAATTGCTATTTCAGATTCTTCAGATAAATCTGGAAACTCACTCGGTGTTACCCATTCAGTATTTTTCATAGTTACGTTAATTTGATAAGACATTATTAAAGCTCGTTGTTAAAAGTTATATTGCCTGAGACAGTTATTCTATATTCATCAGAAGAATAAAATGGATAAACTAAATGATTTAAAGTTGCTGGAAACAACAATCCAGTTGCTTCCCAAGCCCTGTCTATAGGAAATGAATTTTCTGATATACCACTTTTAGCACCTGAATCTAAAGATAAAAATTGTAGATGACCTGGAATGTCTTTATTTCCACGTCCTGGAGCAACCTGTAATTCTTCTTCCATATCAAAAGGTATTTGCATAAATAAGACAAAACTAAATAAACCAGAATGATTATGGAACGGGTTAAACTCATATTTTTTTTGAAAATTTACCCATAAATTTGTAAGTTTTAATGACTGTTTGTTTGGAGCTACAAAATCCATTTGCTGTAGAAAGCCGTTCATGTCTTCAGATTCATTTATTTTTTGTAAGATAAAATCATTTAATAAATAACAATATTTTTTTAAATTATATTCTTCTTTAATATTTCCTGCTAAATCACTTTGATAAGGAACACTTTTATCTTTTATAATTTCTAATAAATGATTAAAAAGATCAGCAGGTATTTCAAACTTATAGGGTTTCATTTTTTCTTTTTCATATCTTTAAGCTTTAGTATTTCTAAATCACAATAATGTTTGATTTTTTCTAAATCTTCTATACCATTTTTATTTAAATATCTACAAACATATTTCACAACATTCCCCTGAAAGAATGAAAGATTATTTTTTGAAATAAATTCATAAGGTTGAATGTGAAAGTCCTTGTAGTGATTTCCACCAATTTGTTTTGATTGTGGAAAAGCTTCTTCTAACATATCTTTATTTGTCATATTCTATATCTCCCGTTTCCTATTGCTGTTAATGGCATGTGATGTCCATATGGTTTATTTGGTTGAATTATATGCACACCTTTTTTAGCTCTTGTTACAGCTACATACCAAACTCTTAATTCGGCGTCTCTTTCTCTACTATTTTTATCTTGTAGAGTACATATTTTAGGACATTGCTCCCAAATAACTACGTGATCCGCCTCTTTTCCTTTGACTTGATGAATTTTGTCAATAGTAATTTTAGCTATACTATCGGACTTAACTCCTCTTTCAATCAATTTATTTATATAGTTTTTATTATGAATGTCTATGTCCAGGGCCGTTGTCCATGATCCCTGTTCCTCTTGTAGTCCACAGTTAAGATGTAAATATCGATAGTTAAACTTGTCTTTAGTTATCTTTGACCATCTCTTATTGTCTGTTTTTCTCCAACCATGTTGTATGTTTCTAATGTAAGAATAAACCAATCCAACTTCTTGAATACCAATCTCTTCATCTTTCATTAACTTATCCCATATCTCAATAGCTTTCCAATGGGTAGCATTTACAGATGGATAACCAGATGATGTTTTAAAAAATAGTCCCATGTCTTTAGCATAAGCTCTTAGTTCTTTGAGTTCTGTTAAGGTCCTAGCTAATACCATCCAAGTATCATCTATGTGCTCATTAAAGTTTATATGTTTTAAAGTAAAATTGTTTGTTTGTATGTAACCTTTAGAACCTGTAGCAATATAATCTTTTGGTTGTCTTAATTGTATCTGATCAGTTATGTTTTTAGAAAACTCTAAAATCTTTGATGGTAGTCTTCTAGATTTATGTAATACTTTAGTTCTTCCTGGAAAGTTTAAAAACTCCTCAACGCTTGCACCGTTCCATTCATGAATAGCTTGATCATCATCGCCTGCAATAATAACTGTATCTGCTTTGCTAGCCATCAAATATACAAAGTCCCATTGCAACGGTGTTAAATCTTGTGCTTCATCTACTATAAAATAATCTACTTTGAATGAGTAATCTTTAATTAAAAAGTCTTCGATCATGTCCGTAAAGTCCATAAAGAAACCTTCTTTAAACTTAACCCAGTTGTCCACTATGTCTACTAAATCTCCCCAATGAGATGTTTTATTCATGGAGTTATCATTATCGTAAGCTTCTTTTAAAGTTAACTTGCAATTCCTGGCTCTCTCGTATATCTCAATAGGGTAGTTTTTAATGGCAACCTTACCATCTTCATCCTTACCCACTTTTAATTGTACTTCTTCCCCTCTTTCTAAATAACTAAATGCAGGTAAATGTTTATTCTCATCTATAATTTCTAATGAAGAATCTCTTGTCCTGGACAAGCACATTGCATGAATTGTTTTAAATAACTCAAATGAATCTTCTTTATATTTATTTGGAAAAGCTTTTAGTATTCTATCCATACCTTCTTTAGCTGCAGATCTAGTAAATGAACAGTATGCAATATATTCTGGTACCTTATGTAATTTACCAATACCGTATTTAATTATGTTTAATAATGTGTGAGTTTTACCTGTACCTGGAGGACCATAGATCTTCCATGTTTTATTTTTTATTTTTTGTACTGCATCAAAATCATTTCTAATTGCATCGGCCGCATTTGGTTTATTCGTTTGTACTGAACTCATTGTCCCCCATCTTTTGTTTAAAGTTAGTTATTTTTTGTCCGTTGTCTCTTTTTTCTATTTCAGATAATATTACTGATGAGTAACATCTTTTAGTGTAACCTTGGTAACCTTTATGTAATTGTATAACTCTTTTACTTGTATCTTTTTTATCAGGATACTTAACTTTCTCTTCCTCACACATTCTAGCTAACATTTCACCTAAAGTTGATTCATATGATTTATTGTATTTACTTTTTGCATAATGTTTAAATGACGTAGCATTCCAAAAATATCTTTTTAACTTGTCACATCTATATACATAACCATAATCTATTTGAGTAATATCATTAGCACCTTTTTTCTCATCGATAAAAGAATGTAAGATTGTACTAAATTCAGATAATCTTTCTTCACCTTCATTGTATGAATCAATAACTTTCATATCTTTAAACCAGTTGTCCTTCATGTCTTGGAATTCATCTGGCTCAATCCATGTCCATTTAATTTGTTCTTCCCAACATCTTTTTGCTATTTGATTCTGTGTCCATAGTTGATCTGTAGTCATTGATATAATTACTTCATCACCTTGTTCGTTTACCATTGTAAGTAAATGTCTTCTAGGATTAGTCATAATCATTCTATAGTCTGTAACCATTACAGATTTTTCTACTAAACCAAACTTACGAGTTCTACATGCAACCTTATCACATCTACCTAAGTCAGCTATTTGTCTACAGTTATTTCTTACGTAGTAAATATCATTTTCATCTTTTCGATCTGCTTCGTCTCTTGTTTTCATAACCTGAGATACTTTTTTAGCAAATTGGTTTTTGTCAAATCCTTCTTCAGATGCAAAGAACTTAGTTACAAAGTTATCCATTTCTTCTCTAATCTTGTCCTCATCATTACCATGCATTTTTCTAGCAACACATCCAAACTGTAAAAGAGCTTTATCTCTTTCACCTTCATGAACTTTGTTTTCAAAATAATAATCCATACATGGTGGATAGTCAGAAACTTTTTTGATACCGATTGATTCTAATTCTTTTAATGTAACTCTAGTAATCTTCATCTTTAGAAATTCTTCTAAAGGTATTAAATCTTTTATATTGTAATTTCTTATGGCCCAACGTTTTGTCTCTTGATCTTTGTGATTAAAGTAAGGTGTATTAATCTGATTACCCGTACCATCTGAGTTAAGTTTAGTTTGTACTGGAAATATATCAATACTGCTTTTAGGTCTTCCAAGTTTTAAAGATAACGCAGTAAGCCTTCTTTTTATTTCTTTGGCAGGTGCAGAGCCATCTATGAATAAATACGCGTGTACGCCTCCCGATTTCGATCTAAACGGCACTAATGGGAGGTTCCAACCTCTCATTTTATCTAGTACTTCGTTAGCTTCTTCTTCTGATTTAATTTGATCTACATCAATAACACCAAAACTAACAGTGCTATCTTCTCTAATTGGTACAATACCAATTGATTGAATTCCGTTTACGTGGTCTGACCACATCTTAGACTCATCCCCATTTGCAGGGAATGATTCCCAATCATATCTACCTTCGACTTTACCGTCGGCACGCTTCAAGCCCGAAGGCTTGAAGGTACCATAACGTTTTTTAGATCCATCGAATAGTTCTGGAAATCTACTTAGATCCATATTTAGTATGGAGTAGTCTCAGATGCTATTTCTTTTGGAGCTTCCTCTTCTCCATGCTTCACATTAACTTCACCTTGTTTACAAGTGTTATAAAAGTCTTGTGCTGCAGTAAGTAGAGTTTGATTTGATACATTCTTATCATAATCAATGTCCCAACCGTACCATGAACCTAAACTATTTTTTTCTAAAATAGTTTTAAGTTTATAGATTTGAGCAAATGAAGGTGGTTGAAAGAAACCATTCTTACCTTTTACTCTTTGAGTCATGATCATAGAGTTCCATTTTCTAGACTTCTTTCTCTGTGTAGCTTTCATTGTAATCAAAGCTGTTTCAGTTGGTTGATCATTCTCATCAACTAACAACACATAGTGAGAAGCCGTCTCTTCGATATAATTACCGTTAGCTAATCTATCTTTTCTGTCTGGCCCTCTAGTTGTTTTACCAGCAATGTCAAAAGTTGCATCGTAAATATTTACGGGTGCACCACTTCCCTCTTGACCTCTGTCTTTCCACTCTAAGTATTCAAGTTTATAGAAACAAGGAATTACTCTTATACCTTGTTGTCCATCAAAACATTGATCGGATACTGAGTTATATATCATACCAGGTCTAGCTTCTGCTATGAATTTAGAATCACCTTGTGTTACTTGTGGTGATAGTTGAGATAGGATTTTTAAGAATGGAAGTTGCAAATCTCTTTGCCCTACATTCTCTGTACCCATACCTGCTAGATTTTCTAGTGATGAAACATCCATAGGTTTCATTAATGGTGTTTCTTCTTTTTTAGCGACTTGATTAGATTTTTCAATCATAGTTATTACTCCTTCGTTGTTATTTTGGTTTTGTTCGCTATATATACGCCGAATAAATCGGATGGAACACTAACTCCTTTTTTAAGCTCATCAGTTACGAAAGCTTTTAAAGTCATCGGTTCTACCTTTTCGACTTGGTTCACATTGTATCCTTTGTTTTTTAATTCGTCAACCAAAGATTTTGCTTCGTTATCTTGGCTACGACCAAATGTTAAAGATACATTGTTTTTAATTAGATCCCCATGTCCGTTGTCCCTGAGCCATTGGAATGCCTCATCGACTCTGTCTTTAGGAATCTTGGCTGCATAGAAAGGTTTGATTTCTATTTTCTCACCTGTTCTTAAGCCTATGTTACTATAACCCAACTCACTCATCTTGTTAGGAATTTTTTCTTCGGAGAGCTGTCGTTCTTTTTCTTTAGCCGTTTTCAACTGTTCCTCTAGAGTGCTAACGACTTCTCGTTGCTCTAGCAATTCCTTACAAAGAGATGAAAGGGTATCTAGTTCTTTATCATCAACCTTCATTGAGACTGATATTTGTTCTAGATCCATCGATCCTCCTTATTTAGTTGATTCGTTTTTAGATTAGTGTATAGAATTTGTCAAATGAAAAAGTATAACTTTAAAACAAAACCTTTTGATCATCAACGTAAGGCATTGGACTTGTCATGGAATAAAAAAAACTATGCA